GACGCTGTTTGGGATGGTGTAAGCACCTATTTTTCCTGTGGGGAAAGCGATGAGTGATGTCTGAGCTTTGTTGAAAAGAATACCGTCGTTGCTGGTATAGGCGGAGTTAGCAATATCCACTGTCAAGCCCTTCAATCCACTGCACCCAGCGAACGCACCGTAGCCGATGTAGGTGAGGCTGCTGGGGAGGGTCACGCTCGTCAGACCAGTGCACCCATCGAACGCCCATTCGCCGATGGATGTGACGCTGTTGGGGATGGTCACGCTCGTCAGACCTGTGCAATTATAGAACGCCCAACTACCGATGGAGGTGAGGCTGCTGGGGATGGTCACGCTCGTCAGACTAGTGCACCCATCGAACGCATTGTCGCCGATCTCGGTGAGGCTACTTGGGAGGGTCACGCTCGTCAGACTAGTGCACTTATAGAACGCATTGACGCCGATGTAGGTGAGGCTGTTGGGGAGGGTCACGCTCGTCAGACTAGTGCACTTATAGAACGCACCGTCGGCGATGTAGGTGACGCTGTTGGGGAGGGTCACGCTCGTCAATCCACTGCAGTCAAGGAACGCCTTGCCGCCGATGTAGGTGAGGCTGCTGGGGAGGGTCACGCTCGTCAGACCAGTGCACCCATAGAACGCCCCGGAGCCGATGGAGGTGATGCTGCTGGGGAGGGTCACGATCGTCAAACCAGTGCAGTCAGCGAACGCATTGTCGCCGATCTCGGTGAGGCTGCTGGGGAGGGTCACGCTCGTCAGACCTGTGCACCCATCGAACGCATTGTCGCCGATCTCGGTGAGGCTGCTGGGGAGGGTCACGCTCGTCAGACTAGTGCACTTATAGAACGCACCGTCGGCGATGTAGGTGACGCTGTTGGGGAGGGTCACGCTCGTCAGACCAGTGCACCCATAGAACGCATAGGAGCTGATGGAGGTGAGGCTGCTGGGGAGGGTCACGCTCCTCAGTCCATAGCACCCAGAGAACGCACTTTTGCCGATGGAGGTGAGGCTGCTGGGGAGGGTCACGCTCGTTAGACCACTGCACTCTTCGAACGCAGCGTAGCCGATGGAGGTGACGCTGTTGGGGAGGGTCACGCTCGTCAGACCACTGCACCCAGAGAACGCATAGTCGCCGATGGAGGTGACGGGGAGTCCGTTGATTGTTTCTGGGATGAACAGGGTGCCGGTGGCTCTGGTAAGGCTGACTCGATCGATCGTGATGAATGTGCCGTTACTAACGATGCTCATATTTCCCTCAGTGTTCGGTAACACAGTCTCACCGGACTGAGTAACACCGAGATTATTGATAACGATTACTGAACGCATAATTTTTTATTTTTCTTTTCTGTTTCTTGTTTTTTAGTTTCAACCAAGCCGCATAATGTCGGTTTTGGTCGGCATCGGGATTTCCGAACACATTATTACAATACCAAGAATATGGTTTTTAGTCAAGTTAAATCTGACTGTCATGCGTGGTTATTATCACTTTAACGCTGTCTTTTGAATGTTTTTGCTCAATTCACCGAATGTACGCTAAATGCTGATCTGCAGCGGTTTGCAACAAATCCAGCTGCGACACATAGGTGGAGTTCGCTGCTGCTGGTTTGTTTTAGAAAAAGAGGGATGCCAGCATATATACAGGTAGCAGGGACAGGACATATGTTGGTGTTGATGTCACCTGTCAGGCGAAAAGTGATTCAATCACCTAAACTGATTCCGGCAGTTGGGAATGTAAAGGTTTGTTTTTGGCGGCGTTTTACCTCGATGAGAATGTCCCCTTTTGGGCGGAAGTAAATTCCGATGGAGACATTAAGGTGACTTCCAGAAACTCAGCTTTTTAAAAGTTCAGGGCTGGTTTTGCTCGGGGTTTTTGAACGACATTTTTCAAATTGGGAGGTTTCTGGAAGTCGCCTTGACTGAATCAGAATCGAACGGCTACAATGAATGCGTGACGAAACCATTGCAGGGAGCATTATTTTGTGATGATCGGAAAAATATCACGTCCGGTTATTCACCGTCGGCAGATGTTGTGTTTGCACTCGGTGATTCCTTGGAGACGTTGAAGGGTTGTCCCGACGATTTTGCGAAACTGATCATCACATCACCCCCTTACAACATCGGCAAGGAATACGAAGTTGTGGTCAAGTTGGAACACTACCTTGAAAAACTTCAGCCCATTCTTGAGCAACTCGTTCGCGTGCTTTCACCCCAAGGCTCGTTGTGTTGGCAGGTTGGCAATTATGTAGAGGATTCGGAAGTTTTCCCATTGGATATCTACTTCTATCCAATTTTCAAGAAGCTCGGACTTCAACTGCGAAACCGAATCATTTGGACGTTTGACCACGGCCTCCATTGTTCGGTCCGGTATTCAGGCCGTTACGAAACTCTTCTGTGGTTTACCAAGACGGACGATTACACATTCAATCTGGATACTGTTCGTGTTCCGTCCAAGTATCCGGGCAAAACTAATTTCCGGCCGGGACCTAAATACGGTTTACCGTCCGGCAATCCCCTCGGAAAAAACCCAAGCGACGTGTGGAAGTTAATGGCGAAGGAGTGGGAGGTAGGCTTGTGGCAAATCCCAAATGTAAAAGCGAACCATCCGGAGAAAACGATTCACCCCTGTCAATTTCCGATTGAACTGGTGGAGCGGTGTGTCTTGTCCATGACCAATGAGGGCGACTGGGTATTGGATCCATTCAGTGGCGTTGGCTCTGCAATGTTGGCGGCGGCTAAACACCAGCGAAAGGCAATGGGCTGTGAGCGGGACGAAAAATACATCGAGGAGAGCAAACACAGGATGGAATTACTTTTTTCAGGCCAACTTCCATACAGGCCACTTGGTAAACCGGTCTGGCAGCCGAAGGGGACAGAAAAGGTGGCGATGGTTCCGAAGGCGTGGCTGATGCAGGAGGAACAAGCATGAAAATTGCGGGAACCTATTCATTCAACAACGGCCAGCAAGTTGTCTTGGAAAAATATCCGACACTACTCAAAGAGGTTCAGGCTACTATAGCGGCTATTGATGCGAGCGGTTGCAGGACCAAAGAGAGCAAGGAAAAGACAATGAAAGGAGCGATGCTTTTCTCTCCGGTTGACCTCAACAACTGTTTTAAGAAGCAGTTTCACGACAGGGGATGGAAATCTATTCGGGTAAAATGTGAATACCCAACCCAACACTACACGGCAGGATACCAACCAAAAAATCTCGCTAAAGGAGCCTTCCGTGAAATGGATTTCATTAAACAGAAACTTGGGGTTGAAGTGCAGTTTGGTAAGTATTCGTTCATGGTTTACAACGTGGCGGCCAAGATGACCATTTTCAGGAATCTCGGCCACATTGACACCGGGGTTGAAATTGTTCCGGTCAAAGCGTTGGCCGAGGAAATGAGTAGCGGTGTAAGTTACTTTGAGCAGTTTGTATGGGACCTCGACCAAAGGGGCGTTTCCAACATAGACATTCCGGTTTTGATTCTCGGAATTGATGTCTAACACCATTCAGGTGAGTTCCAGAAACTCAGATTTTTAAAAGTTCAGGGCTGGTTTTGTTGGGGTTTTTGAACGACATTTTTCAAATTGGGAGGTTTCTGGAAGTCACCTTCAACTAAAACAATTAGTTATTTTTTAAAAAAAGTTAAATTTATCTTGCGAAAAACTTATTTTTACTTATACTTAAATTAAGAACGTAAATTTTTAAGTGTGAAGTAAGTTTCTGGCATTCCCAATTCTCACTCAACTTTAAATTTAAAACATATACGAAATGTATTTAGGATTAAAAACAATCCAAAAGTTCTTATCTATACAGAAAGTGAAATACTAAAATATGATTAACAAATCAGCATTAGAAAATACAAAATCAAGACTAAATATTCACCCTGACAAAGAATGGTTGTCGAAAATAAAAAGTTTTTATCCGTGCGGCGAAGGTTGGGTAATCTGCGGAACTTTAAGTTTTAAAAATCGGTATTTGACCAATGAAAATTCCAAAGTTAAAGATTTTTTCTCCAGATACAATTGGCATTTGGCCGGAGAATACAACTGGGAAAATGTCCCAGTCTATTGGCGGTCGGAATTTGATAAAACAGAACGAATGCACGTTCATTTTGTTTTGATGGATGCTACTCCTGAGTTTCACTATCTACGTGGGGTAGAAAACACCTTCAAAGATTCATTTGAGTTGTCGAAATGGTTCAAAAACAACTGGAAAGAAGGAGTTAGTCACTTCAGAAAATATGAGAACACCGGTTGGATTGATTACATCACCAAACCAAACTCGATGATGGATTCGTGTTTCAGTCCCCCCATTCACTATTTAAAGAGACAAATTTTAAAAAAGAGTTCTCAAGCAGAAACTTACTGTTTAAACTAAAAAGAAAATTATTTAAAAATTAAGACTGTGGTCATTTTTTAAATAACGCTGTTTTTTTTGTGGTTTTTGTATATATCTTAAATTGATTTAACGCATAAACCATTATCAATCAAGAGGTTTCGTACTTATTTCTATGGTCTGAATGTTCCGAAATATGTGTGTTTAAAGCGGGAATCATCCTATTGTCAGGCTCATCCTTACTAGCTCTAGTCACGGATTTCGGGATTTAAAACCACTTAACGACCGTCTAGTGTTTGTAAAAACGCCATTGACGATTCCTGTAGACGTGATACCTGTGCGTAAATGACACAGTTTATTGCTTATTTCAGAGTTTCCACCCGCCACCAAGGAATCGACGGCAACGGAATGAATGCCCAACGAGACTCAGTGCACCGATTCATCGAGAACCAGAGGGGACACTTGCTGGCTGAATTCTCAGAAGTTGAGAGCGGAGGACGATGCGACCGACCAGAACTCGCCGCTGCCTTGGAGCAGTGTCGCATCCACAAAGCCACATTAGTCGTCGCAAAACTTGATCGGCTCTCACGCAATGCTGAATTCTTACTCCGGCTTCAAAACGCCGGTGTTAATTTTATTTGTTGTGATTGCCCGAACGTGGATCGCTTCACTGTCGGGATTCTCGCATTGGTTGCCCAGCGGGAGAGGGAGTTGATTGCCGAGAGAACAAAATCAGCTCTTCAGTCCGCAAAAGCACGTGGTGTTCGATTGGGGACCAAAAACCCCGAACGTCAGTGCAAATTGATGATTCGGGCGAATATTGAAAATTCCAGACGTTTTAATCGGGCGATTTTCCCCCTTATCCATGAAATTCAAGAAACCGGTGTCACCACTCTCCAGAGGATTGCTGATTGTTTGAATCGAAGGGGAATCCGCACCAGAACGGGGAAGCAGACTTGGCATCCATCACAAGTGCGAAACATGCTTCAATATGCTCTGAATGAGACATTTACACCGACTGACGACGTTTCCTCCAATTCCTCCAACGCATGTAGGTGACTTCCAGAAACTCAGCTTTTTAAAAGTTCAGGGGTGGTTTTGCTGGGGTTTTTGAATGACATTTTTCAAAGTGGGAGGTTTCTGGAAGTCCCCTGTACAAATTTGAAATGTTTTTAGTTGGTTGAATTGGAACAGGGATCAAAATACTTGACCCATTTCAACCAACGGTTATATTTTATTTGAATGAAAGTGTTTTCGTACCAACGGTTTTCTTCTGAGAAACAGAAGGAAGGGGACTCGGCCCGAAGACAGATTGAATCCGCCCGTCAGTGGGCCGCCAAGAAAGGGCATGAACTGGATGAGACGATTTCGTTTTTGGACGAAAACAAATCCGGCTGGAAAGGGGAGCACTTAAATGAGGGAGGGAAACTGCACCTCTTCCTTCGCATGGTAGATGATGGCAAGATTCCAAAGGATTCGATATTGGTCGTCGAAAGTTTTGACCGATTGAGCCGCCTTCCGATCGTGGAGGCTTCCGAACTCTTCAATGGCATTCTCAAGAGGGGTTTAATTCTCGTTTTTCTTCAACCGGAGAGGATGGTTAGCAAGACAATTGTCGAGGCTCAGCCTTTCCTACTGATCGAGGTTTTGATTACCGGTATTCGCTCGAACGAGGAATCCGCCACAAAATCCAAACGAATCAAAGCCGCCGTTGAACACCGAAAGGAGCAAACCAAGAACGGCAGACGGTTGCAAGTTCTTTGCACCCCTTGGTGTGATTTGCAGAACGGAAAATATGAGCTCAACCACGCCAAGGTTGAGGTCATCAAAAGAATTTTTGAACTTTATCTAAATGGGTCTGGAGCCTACCTGATCGCTAGGAAATTAAATGCAGAAAAGACACCTACTTTTGGCCGAGGAAGCACTAAATCTCCCAAAGGCACTTCCGATCAGTGGTATAACGTCTATATCAAACGACTCGTGCGGGACAAACGTCTCATCGGGCGTTGTGAGTTTAATGGTTTAGACGATTATTACCCAAAAGCCATCCTAGAGGATGTATTCTACCGAGCCCAAGCCAGAGCAACCAAACCAGCAGCCAAGGGACGTAAGAACAACCTCAAAGCACTGTCGAACTTGTTTAAAGGAATGTGTCGGTGCGGAGTGTGTGGTGGTGCTGCCACAAGGGCCGATAAGGAAAGATTTGGTTATTTGCATCAATACCTTGTCTGCGAAGCCGGACGGACTGGGAAAAACTGCAAGTATTCCTCCTTCAATTATGTCTGGTTGGAGAGTAGCTTTTTCAATCTAATTGACGACTGGCACTTCTACGCTTCCCAATCCGTCACCCCGCCAAACAAGGAACAGGAGATTATCAAAGGGAAACTGGCTGACGCCACCCGCCAACTTGACAAATATGCTAGTTTAATCCATGAAGACGAAGGCAAACCATCAAGACTTATGGTTGCTGAACTGAAAAAGTGGGAACAGCAAGTTGAAGACCTGGAGATAAAATTCAACGTGGCTAAGGGATTGGACTTGGAGCGGGCAAACGAATCGGTCGAGACCATGGAGTTGGCGAACAACCTGAACGACTGGCTTCAGATTGAAGAAAAACGAAGGACAATTTCGGATTACATACGCTCAAGATTGGATCGAATTGTTATCCGATACAACGAATCACCATTTCCGGCCTATACGGCCTATTTTAAATCTGGGAATATTTTCACCGTAACGATAGTGCCGCACGGTGCAAGACGGGACTGGTCGTTTCAAACCCGTCGCGGATTTAAAATTGAGTACAATGAGGAAGTTCTTTTTCACGGAGGAGACTGGGAAACGGACAAACGGGAGACTCATGTCGAGGAAGTTCTGCTTGAGATTCCATCTGGTCACATGGAAAGCCAACAAAAAACACCGTCCAAGGAGTGAACCCGGGACGGTGTTTAACCGTCGGTCGTCGAGCGAAGCCGAAAGGTTGGCTTGGGAAAACATCACTGACTCGTCCGAAGTTTCTATATTATCCGCAAACACAAAAACCGGCTGTGGCAGACGTGTGGAATTGAACGAGACCGCAAAGAAATGGAGTTTTGGAATCTTGAACCAACGACCAATAATTTCTTTGTTACTGCCGATTTCGGTGTGGATCAGCCGTCAACGTGATATTTATATTGATGGAACCACGTCGACCACAACCACCGGAACCCCTTCTGCCTGGGGATGACATGATGCTTATTCAATTGGTGGACATCTTCGCAAGTCGGCTCCGCCAACTCCTTACACAAGGCACCGTCGCAGAAAACAACGAGACTATCCACCAGACCCAACGAAAAATTGATATCCTACGGCAGCAGTTGGAAAGGTTGCGAGTGGTGCTCAGGAAGACGAAGGACCGTGATAAGAGCCGCCGGGATCGGAATCATTGATCAGTGGATCAACAGTGGAAGGGAACCAACGTAAAACCCTCAAGGTGGAGCGGATTTGGCTACTGGTTCGCTTTTCATCGAGTTAGACTCCCAAGATACACCTCCCTGTTGCGACCTTACCTTGATCGTTCAGGGCAGCTTTGCGGCTTCAGCTGACTTCCAGAAACCTCCCGCTTTGAAAAATGTCATTCAAAAAACCCAGCAAAACCAGCCCTGAACTTTTAAAAAGCTGAGTTTCTGAAAGTCACAGCTTCACTTGCAACACCAGAGTGTTGACCGGCCTCGTCGGAGCTCAACGGGGGATGTCCCATAATGCGGTTGGACGACCTGCGAAAGACGCACCCCAACCCGTTTTGCCTTGGGTGTAATAGACAGTAGCTTGGTTAGCATTGCGGAACACGTCGGCGTTGACAGTCGGCGGATTCCCCAAGAAGTAAACGCTCGTCAGACTAGTGCACTTATAGAACGCATCTTCGTCGATGAAGGTGAGGCTGCTGGGGAGGGTCACGCTCGTCAGACTAGTGCACTTATAGAACGCACCGTCGTCGATGTAGGTGACGCTGTTTGGGATGGTGTAAGCACCTATTTTTCCTGTGGGGAAAGCGATGAGTGATGTCTGAGCTTTGTTGAAAAGAATACCGTCGTTGCTGGTATAGGCGGAGTTAGCAATATCCACTGT